ATGATGAGAGATAAGAACTACCAAGAAGAACTTGATTATATTGTTACATATGAACCACGTAATAAGTTTATAAGTAAGATTGCACTAGACCAAAAAGGTAATACCTTGGTGATGTTTCAGTTTGTTGAGAAGCATGGTAAAGTATTACATGAGATGATCAAATCTATGGCATCGGAGGGACGTAAAGTGTTTTATGTTTCTGGTGAAGTAGATGTTACTGATCGTGAACAGATAAGAGGTATTGTAGAAAAAGAAAATGACGCTATTATTGTTGCCTCTCTTGGCACTTTCAGCACTGGCATCAACATCCGCAATCTCCATAATATTGTATTTGCGACTCCATCCAAGTCCCAAGTTAAAGTCCTCCAATCAATTGGTCGTGGTCTTCGTCAGTCTGACGACGGTAGGACTACTAAGCTTATTGATATCGCTGATGATCTCCATGTCAAATCTCATAAGAACTTTACTCTGAAACATAGCGCTGAAAGGATTAAGATATATACTAAAGAAGGGTTTAAATATAAGATTTACCCAATTGACCTAAAACCTATAAGAGTAGAAAAGGATGAAGATGAGTTCTTCGGTTAGACATTTGAAATTAGTGACAGGTGAAGAACTTATCTGTGAAGTATTAGATGAGTCACCAGAGTCTATAGTAGTAAACAATGCAATGAGTTTGATGCAGAACACATTGAAGAGTGGTGAAAAATTCTTTACGTTTAAAACATATATGGTTTATCAAGATACTCCTTCAAATTGTATTATTATATTCACTGATAAAATTATGTCATTAGCAATACCTACCAAAGAGATGGTGGGTCAGTATAATATTGCACTTAAAGAGATGTCTAAATATATGGAAGAGTTAGAAAATGATGAATTCATTGATGACTTCGAGGAAACTCCTAAGTCTTTGAATGACTGGCTAGACGAGATGAAAAAAGAATCTACTGAAAATAAAGATTTTGATTCTGATGTCAACGGAATGTTAATGAATTAATCTGTATATATTCCCCTCTGGGGGTTAATAGATTATACACTATAAAACAAGATCTGTCAAGCGTGAGTTAAAAAAAATGTATCCATATATCATAATTCCTATAAGCACCTTCATACCCAAAAGGTTCGCAGCGTTCGTCTTCGGATTCATTATCTTCGTGCGTCCATCATACAAGGATAACATCCCTCTCATAGAACACGAGAAGGTACACGTACGTCAGTTCTGGAGAACTTTTGGTACTCATGGTTTATGGTATCAATTCAATAAGAAATATCGACTTCGTTCTGAGGTCGAGGGATATGCCGTTCAGGTAAAAAAGAGAGAAGAACTTGGAATGTCTCCTAGGTTTGAAGACTATGCAGGGTTTATCTCTACTCATTACAATTTGGACATTACTACTGAACAAGCATTAGAAATGTTAGTTAAACAACATAAAACGTTATGGTAGTAGGATTCACTTGTTCATCATTCGACCTTCTTCATGCGGGTCATGTCGCTATGTTACGAGATGCGAAAGCACATTGTGACTATCTCATCTGTGGACTACAGGTAGACCCATCACTAGACCGATCTTTTAAAAATCCCCCAGTACAATCAATTGTCGAGCGATACACTCAGTTGAATGCTGTGGGTTATGTTGATGAAATCATTCCTTATGTAACTGAACAAGACTTAGAAGATATTCTTGCCATGTACCAAATAGACTTGCGTATCATGGGTGAAGAGTATCGAGATTTAGATTTTACAGGAAAGGATATTTGCCGTAAACGTGGCATACAGTTATACTTCAATGAAAGGTCTCACAGGTTCTCATCAAGTGACCTAAGAAATCGAGTGGTTGACAGTAACCAATTGACAAACAAGTAATATTTTGATATAATACCTACTAAATTAAACGAGTTATATATTATGAAACCAAAAGAAAAACCGCATTACGTCAATAATAGAGAGTTCTCTGAAGCGGTGGTAGAATACTGCACAGAAGCGCAAAAGTCTAAATCGGAAGGTAATCCACATCCCATGGTGACCAATTATATTGCTTCTTGTTTTCTAAAGATTGCAGAAGGTTTATCGCATAAAGCAAACTTTGTTCGTTATACCTATCGTGAAGAGATGGTCATGGACGCAGTGGAGAACTGTCTCAAAGCAATTGAGAATTATAATATAGAAGCTGCGACTCGGTCAGGTAAACCAAATGCATTCGCATATTTCACACAGATTTCGTGGTACGCATTCTTGCGTCGTATTCAAAAAGAAAAGAAACAACAAGACATCAAGATGAAATTTATTTCTGAAGCGGATGTAAGTGAATTCTTAGATGATGATGGTAGAGGCGAATCTTTTCATAATCAGACATCACCTTTTGTTGACACTCTACGTATGCGTATTGATGTTGTGAAGAATGCTGATGATGATTTCAAACAGTATGCCAAAGAAGAAAAGAAAAGAAAAAGACGTGCCGTAAATGTTGACTCAGACCTATCAGATTATTTAGAATAGCTTGACAAAACGATATAATAATAGTATAATAGTCGTCATATAAATTGAGTTGAGTCATTTATGCAAATCGCAATATTAAATGATACCCACTGTGGGTGTCGTAATTCGTCTGATATCTTTATGCAGTATCAAGAACGCTTCTATGGTGAGGTGTTCTTTCCGTATCTTCGTGAAAATGGCATCACTCAGATTCTACATCTGGGTGACTACTATGACAACCGTAAGACTATCAATCTCAAAGCGTTAAACCACAATCGCCAGATATTCTTGGATAAACTCCGTGAGTATAATATTCACATGGATATCATTCCAGGTAACCACGACGTTTACTTCAAGAACACCATCGAGTTGAACTCACTGAAAGAGTTGATGGGTCATTATATCAATGAGGTAGACATTCTCATGGACCCTATTGTTCGTGACTATGATGGTGTTAAATTTGGTCTAGTGCCATGGATATGTCCTGAGAATGAATCCGAAGTAATGACGTTCTTGGATAAATGTGGTGTAGATGTTCTTGCAGGACATTTTGAGCTTGAAGGATTTGAGATGGACAAGGGTATTGTCTGTAAAGGTGGTATGGACGCCAAACCTCTACAGAGATTTGAGACAGTATTGTCTGGTCATTTTCACACAAAATCTACTCAAGGTAATATTCACTATCTTGGTGCGCAGATGGAATTCTTCTGGAACGACGCACACGATCCTAAGTATTTTCACATCTATGATACAGAAACGCGCGAGTTGACACCAGTTCAAAATTCTGTTACAATATTCCACAAGATTTATTACGATGAAAATGAGATAAACCATTTCGAAGATCTGACTTATCTTGATAACAAGTTCATCAAATTGATTGTGGTGAACCGTTCTGACATCAAAAAGTTTGAGCGGTATGTTGAACGTATTCAACGACAGAAGATCTACGAACTGAAGATCGCAGAAGACTTCAAAGAGTTTCGTGGTGAGAATGTTGATGATGCGCAGGTAAGTGTTGAAGATACGCAGACTTTGATTTACAACTATATCCAAGAAGTTGAGACTGACTTAGACAAAGATCGTATCAAAGGTCTAGTTTCTGAACTTATGATTGAAGCACAGAGTGTAGAGATTGCATGATTAAATTTGAAAGACTTCGTTGGAAGAACTTCCTTTCGACGGGTGACTATTTTAATGAAATTAATTTCTTAGAGACGCCCACTAACTTGGTTGTTGGTGAAAACGGTGCTGGTAAGTCTACCATGCTTGATGCGCTGTCGTTTTCTATTTTTGGTAAACCGCATAGAAATATTAATAAACCTCAATTAGTTAATACCATCAACAATAAAGATTGTCTCTGTGAGGTATACTTTACTGTCAATGGTGTTAGTTATAAAATCGTGCGTGGTTTGAAACCTGCAAAGTTTGAGATCTGGAAAGATGGTAGTATGATCAACCAGAGTTCACACGCAAGAGAATATCAAGAGATTCTTGAGAAGAACGTCCTACAGATGTCTCACAAGAGTTTCCACCAAATTGTTGTTCTCGGTTCGTCGTCCTTTATCCCGTTCATGCAACTCAACTCAACCTCTCGGCGTGACGTGATCGAAGACCTTCTTGATATTAACATATTTTCCAAAATGAATGTGATACTCAAGGAGAAAATCTCTCTCCTCAAAGGCGAGCTAGAGAACAACAACCATTCTACTGAGATGGTTAAGACTCGTATATCTTCTCAAAAGAAGTATATTCGTGATCTGAATGCCATCAATACTGCGCATCGTAAAGAGAAAGAAGAAGAGATCAAATCTCTCAACGACGACATTGCAACCTTCAATGAAGTCAATGTGGAACTCTCTGAAGATGTCAATAATGCGTTGCCTGCAGTACAAACTGAGTTGGGTAAGATCCGCGCAAACAAACAGAAGTTAGAAAAATACCGCACTCAGTTTGACACTCAAGTAAAATCTGTCGTCAAAGAAGCAAAGTTCTTTGATGATAATGAGGTGTGTCCTACATGTGACCAAGACATCGGTGATGATCTGCGCAATAATAAAAAGTCTGCTGCGAATGATCGCGCGCGTGAACTTCAGAAACTTATGGTGAAGGCAGACGAGCAGTTACAAGAGTATAACGAAACACTTGAAAAGTTAGAGTCTGAGATGTCTGATCTTATGCATAAGCAGAACCTCATGAATAACAACATGCAGATGGTCTCTAGACTGACTCAGAACATTCAGAAGATCCAATCAGATCTACTAGAGATGTCCGAGAACACTGGCGACATGGCGCAAGCGAACGAAGAACTGAATGCTTTGGATGAAGAACTGCACGGACTGAATGATAAGAAATATTCTTTCAATGAGTTGTCGTCATACAACCGTGTTGCGTCTGAGTTACTGAAAGACTCTGGTATAAAGACGAAGATAATCAAGCAATATATACCTGTGATCAATGAGTTGACCAACAAGTACTTGCAGACGTTAGACTTCTTTGTCCACTTTGAGTTAGATGAAAGTTTCAAAGAAACAATCCGATCACGGTATCGGGATACGTTCTCCTACGATTCATTCTCTGAGGGTGAGAAGCAACGTATTGATCTATCGTTATTATTTACTTGGCGTCATATTGCCAAGATGAAGAATTCGGTATCGACCAATCTGTTGATACTAGATGAGACGTTCGACTCTTCGTTGGACGGTGAAGGTGTTGATAACCTTATGAAGATTATCGACACATTGAAAGAGGACACTAATGTGTTTGTGATTTCTCACAAGACTGAACTTGAAGACGCACACTTTGAACGTAAGTTGGCGTTTGTCAAAGATAAAAATTTCAGTCGTATGCGAGAAATCACTTGACAGACGTGATGAAATATTATATAATGTGTAACATATCAACTGAGGAATCAATCAATGGAACTATCTAGTCGCACGGTCGAGATCTTGCGTAACTTCTCGACTATCAACCCAAACATTGTAGTCAATGGCGGTAACATCCTGAAGACTATGTCAATCGCAAAGAATATCGTATCTCGTGCAGAAGTTGATGAGAACTTCCCTAGCACATTCGGGATCTATGATCTGTCAGAGTTTTTGTCGGTCTTATCTCTCGTAGACAATCCTTCAATTGACTTTGATGAGAGTTATTGTACCGTATCAGATGGTAGTGGTCTATCGTCGGTCAAGTATTTTTACTCTGACCCTGAGATGTTAGCTGCTCCTAAGAAAGACATCATCATGCCTGAGTGCGAAGTCAAGTTTGTGTTGACTAACGAGACGTTGTCGAAAGTCAAGAGAGCATCTGCCGCTCTAGGTTACGACACTATCTCTATTCGTCCTTCTGGTAATGGTAGTATAGAAATTCGAGTGATTGATGTTGATAACTCTACATCTAACTCATTCTCAGTTTTAGTCGAGGGTAACTTCCCTGCGGATACAGACTTCAACTTCATCATGGGTGTTGCTAACATGAAACTTCTTGGTGAAGATTATGATGTCTCGGTCTCAACAAAGTTGATCTCTCATTTCCGATCACTTACTTCAGATACGCAATACTTTATTGCGCTAGAAAAATCTTCATCATACGGAGCATAAAATGTCAAACGAAATTATGTCACAAGAACAAGCATCACTAAACGATCTCGCAAACCGTGTAGCACGGTCGTGTGTTGCAGTAGTAGATACTGTCGTCACACGTGGTGGTTTCAAGGGTGAGGAACTCACCACTATTGGTCAACTTCGTGATCAAGCAATCCAAGTCGTAGCGCTTTATGAGCAAGTCGCTAAGGCACATGCCGAATCTGCTTCTGAGTCTGACTCAGAGTAACCCTTTTGACTCCTTGAGTATTTGCGCTCAAGAATACAGTTTTATTTGATTTATATTATTTTATATTCAAGGAGTCATTTTTTTTATGAAGTTCTATGACCCTCTAATCGCAAAAGAAACGTCTATTCACGTTGCATTAGGGACCGTCATTAACTACCCGTTAAATGTTCTTTACACATGGTTGGCAGTCGTAAAGTGGGGAATAACAGACCCAATAGTTTTGTCTACTATTTTAACGGTAGGAATTTCATTTGTAGCATTCACACGCATATACATAGTAAGAACTCTTACAGAAAAAAGTAAGAAAAAACTGAAACAGAACATGCCGCTATAGCTCAGCAGGTAGAGCAACTGACTTGTAATCAGTAGGTCCCGCGTTCGATTCGTGGTGGCGGCACCACTTTTGGATAATACGTGAATATTACTACAAAAATATCAGACACTTTTGCAAGATCTATGACTGCTTTCTTTAGGTTCTTTGCAGATACTTTCTTTGGTCGCAACTACGGCAAACGCGCTCTCATCTTAGAGACGGTTGCTGGAGTACCGGGCATGGTTGGTGGGATGCTAACGCACTTGTACAGTCTGCGCAGACTGCAGAAGGGCAATGGCACTAAGATCCAAGAACTACTTGATGAGGCGACCAATGAACGTAAGCATCTAATGTTTTTTATGGAGATTGTTTCGCCTTCTATCTTAGAAAGAGTTTTGATTATTTTGGTCCAGTTCATCTTCTGGCATTACTATCTGTTAATGTATATGTTATTCCCTCGCACTGCACACCGAATGACTGGGTATTTTGAAGAAGAGGCAGTGAACAGTTACACTAGTTACTTGGCATTAATTCAGGCAGGTGAAATCAAAGATATTCCTGCCCCACAGATCGCCATTGACTATTATATAGATTTACAAGAGGGTGCAATGCTCTCTGATATGATCGTGTGTGTTCGTCGTGATGAAATGCACCATGCTAAAATAAATCACGGATATGCTGACGAATACTGATCGCATATAAAATTTTTATTAGATAAATACTATTGTAGACATGTTTACATACAGATACTTTTGGTGTATAATGTCTGATTGATTACTACTTATATTATGAGGTTTAAATGAGCAATGAATTTTTATGGGTTGAAAAGTATCGTCCACGCAAAGTCTCGGAGACGATTCTACAGAAAGAACTAAAGACTACTTTTCAAAACATCGTGGATGGTGAAGAGATTCCCAACATGATGTTTGCAGGTACCGCTGGTACTGGTAAGACCACAGTCGCACGAGCGATTTGTGAAGAACTAGATCTTGATTATATCGTCATCAATGGATCAGAAGAAGGTAACATTGACACACTGCGCGGCAAGATCAAGCAGTTCGCCTCTTCCGTTTCGTTGTCCGGTGGTTATAAAGTAGTTATTCTGGATGAGGCAGATTACCTCAACCCACAGTCCACACAACCTGCGTTGCGTGGATTTATTGAAGAGTTCTCGAACAACTGTCGTTTCATTATGACGTGTAACTTCGAGAACCGTATTATTGAACCACTGCATTCTCGTTGTACTAAGATTGCGTTCAACACGACCAAGAAAGGTCTACAGTCTTTATCGGCGGACTTTATGTCTCGTGCGATGGACATTCTTCGTGATGAAGGTGTCGAATACCACAAAGACATGTTGGCGCAAGTCATAATGAAACACGCACCAGACTGGCGTCGTGTACTAAATGAGTTGCAGAAGGGGTCTATTTCGGGAACACTTAGCGTTGCTCCAGCAATGGGACAAGACGTAACAGACCCATATACCCAGTTGTTTACAGCTATACGAGATAAAAACTTCAAGAAAATGCGGTCGTGGGTCGTCAACAATATTGATGTTGAACCTGCTTCTATTTTTCGCGGCATATATGATCGCATGTATGATCATGTCGCACCCAACAGTATTCCACAACTTGTTCTTATTCTTGCTGATTATCAGTACAAGAATGCATTCGTTGCGGATCATGAACTGAATCTAGTCGCATGTATGACCGAAGTTATGGCGAACGTGGAGATTAAACAATAAATGGGAACTCACATACGTCATTATGAGATGACTCCTGCTGATAATATTTTATATTTTCCTAACAACATTGATATTAGACTGTGTCCTAAAAACGGCATGTCTTCTATCAAAGAACTTTATCGTATCTATCGGGGACATGATGAGTACGTAGGCCGCAAATATAGAATGGATTGTGTTAAAAACTATAGTTGTCAGTTTGAAATGCCCTTTAGAAAAAATAGTTATCGGATAGCAATTAAACGTGACCCTGTAGACCGTTTTAAATCTGCATGTGAATATATTTTGGCCAACCAAGCGAAGTATATTAGATTAGGTCGTTTGAATGAACTACCGAGTTTAGATAAAGAGTTGGACACTGTTTTGGATAAGATTGAAGATGGATTATTTAAAAATAATCATTTTTATACTCAATCTTGGTATATGAACAGTACGCATGATTATAATCTGATTGTTCATATTGACGAACTTTCTCAACTTATGGTATTCTTAAACGAATCTTCAGAACTTGGATTGTCTCCCGACCAGTTGGATATTTGGGATAATAAGACTTCCTTGAAAATGTATGGTGATGTGTTGACCGAGCAGCAGATACGCCGCATCAAGAAACTATACTGGCGTGATTATGAAAGCGGGTGGTGTAAAAATGAATATTAATAGTAGACTAAGTCCATTTGACTTTCTGAAAAGTATAAATGATACTAAAGTCAATCTCATTGACCAAGATCAAGATAATACCAAGTACTATAATGGGTTTGTCGTTAATAGGTCTCTGTCATATTTTCCGGACACGGTATTCATGTCCAATGAAATGAACAGATTACATCACTTAGATGATAAGATGCAATACGACTTTCTTATAAATATTGTACGTAAGAAGAAACGATTCTCTAAATGGGACAAACCTGAACAAAGAGCCGACATGGAATGTATCAAGGAATATTTTGGTTACAGTGAACAAAAGGCGAAACAAGTTATTGGACTCTTGACGGAATCACAAATAAAAACTATTAAAAATAAGGTATCCAAAGGTGGAAGAGAATAATCTCGTTCAGTGGAATTCTGATATGATGTTGGAAATCAGTCTATCAGAACCAGATGACTTCCTGAAAGTCAGAGAAACACTAACGCGTATAGGTGTGGCTTCTCGTAGAGACAACACCCTATTTCAATCATGCCATATCTTACATAAACAGGGTAGGTACTTTATCGTTCATTTCAAAGAATTGTTCTTGTTGGACGGAAAGAAATCTAATCTAGAAGTGTCGGACATGGAACGACGTAACACTATTGCCACTCTGCTTGCAGATTGGGGATTGGTTGCAATCGTTAATAAAGAGGTTGCACTTGATTGTGCGCCAATGAGACAGATCAAGATCATCTCATACAAAGATAAGTCCAACTGGACATTGAAACCAAAATATAATATCGGAAATAATTGATGACTGATAAACATTATGGTATTTTTGATGGTCGTGATGAGAACATTGGGACTAAGACTCCATTCGTAGGTAACTTGCCATTTGATATGGGAGAAACTTACGGATGGAATCAGTTCATGGAAATGATGGATTCTCATCCCGACGATCTTTATGATCGTAATTCTGATAAGATGCGTATAGGTCTTAACAATTTTCATTCTCGCGGTAGTGCTCCGGAGTTCGCAAAAACAATCTATGGTGAGTTAGAAGAGGTCTTCTCTCTGCACTCAGATAAAAGAAAAATAACAAATATTGCATTTAGCGGATTTGGTCGAGAGAGTGGTTCTTATCCATGGCACAAAGATGGCATGGACGTGTTTTTAGTACAAGTTATTAGTACTGTCGGTCTTAAAGTAGAAGGCATCAATAACGAAGAACCATTTGATTTCAAACCAGGGATGTACGTGTACTTGCCTAGAGGAACGCATCACCAAGTGTTCCCTAAAGTATCACGAGTATCATTCTCGTTTGGTATTGAAGGTGATCCAGATCCGTCGATGTATTACTAAGGAGCGGTCCAAATGACTGAAGAAACGAAGATTGTATCTCTAACAGAAGTCATCAAGCAAAAAGAAAACAAAGAAAGAGAACTTAGTTCATATCGAAGACATCTAGAGATGATTGAAGATAGAATGGCATTTTTAGAAATGGACCGTAAAGTAACTCTAGAAATTATCGAAATGATAGAAAATGATTCTGTCGTCATGGTTGGTGATGACGACTATAATTTAGATGAGTGAATATTCACGAATCTGATGTTACTGTTATACACATTTAGTGTATAAATAAGTAGCGAATGTGCCGAATGGTTCGGGCATTCTTTTAAACTTGCTTAAAACTAAGGAGTTAGCAACATGACATTAACAGCAAAACAACTGTTCCCACGTTCAGCATTCGTCGGATTTGATACTATGATCGACGAACTAGACAGAGTAGCAAGACACTCGGGTGATACGTTCCCCCCGCATAACATCCTAAAGACGGGAGAGGATCAATACCTAATCGAGTTAGCAGTCGCCGGATTCACGGAAGACGAACTTGAGATCGAAGTAAAGAACCGTACACTTAGCATTCGAGGGTCTGTACTAGACACTAGAGAGTATATTCATAAAGGCATTTCGACGAAAAGATTTGAACGTCAGTTCCGTCTGTCGGAGTATGTTGAAGTAATGGGAGCTGATTTCAGAAACGGATTACTAGCCATTTCATTGGAAGTAATAATCCCTGAAAGTCAGAAGCCTCGTAAAGTAGCAATTAATGGGACTAGTATATTAAGTCCACAACTTTTAAACGAGGAGAACAACAATGGAGAAGAACACCCGAGCCAACTCTAGGTTAGAAGAGATGGGTTGGATGTTCGCAGGACTATCAAGCGTATTCGTGGTAGCCGTCTGTGTACAACAACTAATGTAAACATAAATAAGGGGGAGTAACATCTCCCTTTTTTTGTGAGTGATATGAAAGCAATACAAATAGTTATGAAAGGAGACGAACGATCTGAAGAGTACGCAGCACTCTCTCGTTGGTCTTTTCAACGCGCCATTGACGAAGGTTATATCGACTCCATCGAAACCTTTGACGCCATTACCCCTCAATCAGAAGACTTCCAAGACCATGTAGATAAGTACACTTGGTCCAAAAGTCTCATGACTCTAGACATATTATCTGGTAAAGAAAAGGATGACCACTCGCCTACAGAGAAAGCTGGAATGTGTTCTCACTGGGAGTTGATGCGTCGACAGGGTGAGTCAGAAGAAAAGTTTTGGATCATGGAACATGACACATGGTTAGTGGAAGAACGATATGAAGCGTTCAAATTACTCTCTGAGTACGCAGAGAACACGCTCTACGCAAACATAGGATTGTTCATGGGTATGTATTGCATGGATCAGAGATTTGCGCACTGGGCCCATCACATGCTTCTGAACAATGCATTTCCTATCAACTGTGGACCTTACTGTGTGTTGCAACGTCTTTTCAGAACATACACCACACGTCATCTAGAACTACCAGAAATTAATTATTACGGAATCAAAAATACCGCTTTACATCCTTGGCATGGTTGTGATACTATAGGTGTTGGTCGTGATATTGGAATCTACTTCAATCGTATGGATCATGATAAGACAGGAATTCCAACGCCGACCACTCAGTTGATTTCGAAACGTCTTGCAGTAACTCAGGATCATCATGGATATAAAGAAAAACATATTGAATCCCCTTGGACGCGCCACAATTTTTTTCACGTTATTGACTAAATGTAAATATTTACATTCAAAAAGTGTTGACAAACACACCCTAGTTGTTATATAATTCTTTTCGTAACGTCGAGTTACACATGAGCAATAGATGCTCCCAAAACCCGCCAATAGATGGCACACAAT